GTCTTCATCTTCCTCTTCGTCTTCCTCTTCCTCTTCTTCGCCCTCTCCATCCGGCGTCTCGCCAGCAACGGGCGGCGGTGGCACGGGAGGCGCCGGCGGGGCAGCGTTTGCCTCGGGTTCCGCCGTCTCTTCCGGTTCCTCGATCGGCTCAATGATGGCCGTAATCTGTTCCGGGCTCAGCATCGGGAAGCTCGCGGCCAGAAGCGCCGCGGCCGTTCCCTTGGGCAACTCGCCGGCCGCAACCGCCTGCACGATCTGAAGCATGGCACCGATCTGCCCCCCGTTAAGCCCCAGCTTCTGTATCTCGGCGTCTGCGTCAGTTGTGGGCTCCGGCGGCTCCGGCGTGGCTTCGGGCTCCGGAGTGCCGAAGAAGCCCGTCTCGCGTTCCTCTTCGGCCTCGATCCGTTCCTGTTCGTCCGCTGGGTCAAGGCCGTTGCGGGTCGCCATGGTCTGCTTGCTCATCACGCGGGCCGTCACGAGGGTTTGGTCGGCTTGCGTGTCCTTTAGGCGGTCCCTGGTCTGCACGCGCGGCCCGTCTGCGTCCACGTCAACGAGGTCCAGCACGTTGGCGGGCAGCACGCCACGGCGGGCTTGGAGGCGAATCTCGGCCATGATCAGCGTGAGGTCATCCCAGATCATGGAGCTTTGCAGCCGCTCGAACATCTTGACGGCCGGCCCTTCGGCAACCATCGTGCTGCTGTAGTTGGCGTTGCTCGCGTCACTGGTGAGCATGAACTCCGGCATCACAAGCCGGGAGGCGACGGCGCGTAGCTCCGCCTGGAGGGCCTGCACGTACTTGGCCACGTCGATGCCTTGCGCGGGGAACGTGTACTTGGTCCCCGGCCCGTGGTCAATGATCGTCCCGGGCGGATACTGCCGATAGGTCTTCTCCGCTCCGGTCACCTGGCTGCGAGTCTTCACGTCGGTTTGGTCCGCCACGTACTGCTGAATCGTCGCCTTGCTGCTTGCCACGTGCTCGCGGACCATGGCGATTGCCGACTGAATCTCCGAGACGGTCGAGACGTTGCGCAACAGCTTGCTGGCTCGCATGAGGTTCTTCCGAACCGGGTAGAACGTGGGCACGCCGCGCGGTACAACGAGGTCCACGTTGGCCTTGCGGTGCTGAATCTCCGACGCCGGCACTTGCTCGAACCGATCGGCTCCGTAGGTCTCGCGCACGTGATAAAGCTCCGGCGTCTCCACGTCGTCTTGCACGTGTTCGATTCCGAACAGGGCTCGCGTGTTGCCCGGCGGGGTGCCGATCAGTTCGGGCTCAATGAACCGCACCGAAAGCCCGTCTTGCAGCTCGAACCATCGCAGGAAAACCTCTCCGTCGCGGTCCCAACGCCTAAGGCATTCCTGTTGCCGCTGATGCCACAGGTTGCGCGTGATGAAGGCAGTAATGACTTGATCCACGCGGGCAATCAGGTCCTTCGGCGGAACCGCTCCCGCCCTTGCCATGATCTTGTAGCTGTGCCCCTCGCCCACCACGTAACTGACGCGGTTCTCCAGAGCGTTAATTGCAAACTCGTTCGTCAGGGCCAAGTGCCTTGACTGGTTGCGAATCTCGGTCAGTTGGCTTTCCGTCGTGTAGGCCAGTCCAGCGGACCACGTTGGGCCGAACGGCTGGCCCATGGTCAACCGGCCGTCGATATCCAGCATTTCGTCATCACGAACGAGTCTATCCCAGAGGTCCAGGGTGGATTCCAGGAAACGCGACTGGTGTTCCGCGATACGAAGGTTTAGCTCTGCAATATTTGCCATCGTTACTCCGTTCCTCCGCCGGCCTCAATGGGCAGGCGGATGGCCATTTCTAGGGCGTCGGGTCCATCGTCGTGATCCGCAAGCGGGAAGTCTCGCAACTGGTCCACCAGCAGGTGACAGCCGGGGGAATCGCTTTTGAATCGCAGCGTCCGGTTCGCCAGGTACGCACCCAAACGCCGGATGCGCATGAGCTTGTTGACGTGGTTATTGATCTGATAGACGGGCCACTGCATGGCAAACTGCTTGCCCGCAAGCCGCTCAAACTCGTGAACCAACAACTCCTGAAACTGGTTCGCCTCGAAGCCCACGTAATCCGGTTTCTTCTCCTGGCAGATTCGCAGCGTGTCCGTACAGATGCGATGCGGCGGCCGTCGCTCCAGGTCGGCATCGACGTACACGAGGCCGTTGTGACCAACGCCCACGAACACAATCGCGGAGTAGTCGCCCTGCTTGTCGCTCTTGCCCTTGGACGGGTCAACGGCCAGCGAGCGAAGCACGAAGGTTTCCGGTTTCCAATCCTCGGGCGCGCACCATATCCACGGGCCGAAGTGCGACTCATCCCACTCGGCCCCGCTGCCTTCCGCTGGGTCCTGCTGGTAGAGGGCCGCGAACGCCTTGATGTCCTGGGCCTTCGCCTTGTCCAATTCCTCGATGGGCATGAAGTCGGGCCAGAGCGCTTCGCCGGGCTGCCTCGGATCGGCCGGATGCGTCGGCTCGCCGTCGCCGCGCACGGCTGGCAGGCTCAGCACGGTCCATTGGTCGGAGTCGCGGTCGGCCGCTTGTCGCAACAGCCGGCCTGCCAGGTCATCGCGGTGCCATCGCGTGTGGGTCAGCAAGATACGCGCGTCCGTCCCGCGCCGGGTGTAGAAGTCGTTGGAGTACCAATCCCAAATCTTCTGCCGGTAGCGCGGGCTATCGGCCTCTTCGCGGCTCTTGAACGGATCGTCGATAACGCCCCAACCAAAGCCCATACCGGTGATAGCGCCGCCCACGCCGGCGGAGCGCAAATAGCCGCGATGGCCCTCCACCTCGAATAGATCGTTCGTGCGCTTGTAGGCGCTGCCACGGCCTGGAAGCCTTGCGGCCGGGTAGAGTGCCCGGTAGGCATCGGTCTCCATGCGGCGCTGCACGTCACGGTTCATCGCGTGTGAAAGCTCTGCCGTGTGGGAACAGCCCATCACTTTTGCGTCGGGATTCCGGCCCAGCAGGAACGCGGGCAGAGACCGGCTGACCAGTTCGGACTTCCCATGTTGTGGCGGCATGAAAACCATGAGTCTTAAAATCTCGCCTGCCACGAAACGGTCAAGGTATTCGCAAAGCAGTTCATGGTGCCAATTCGCCCGGTAGAGTCGGTTCGTGTAGCGCGTGAACGGCAGAAGATTCGACCTCGCACGCCGTCGCCTCAATAGCTCCCTGGCTGCCTCCCGCGATGATAGCGCTGAGTTGCTCATCCGTGTACTGCACCGCCGTTAGTTGGATCGGCCCGCCGCCCGGGCCGGTATGCTCTTGTCTCTGCGGGGCATCCAGCCCCAGCAGGTCGCACCGGCGAGCGATGCAATCGAGCACGCGGCCGAGGAATTGCGGACCGCCCGCCTGCCCTTCCGTTCGTTTACTTGCCTCCGCCTTGGTGCCATCGCCGCCGCTTGTCTTCTTGGTGTTGACGATTTCCCGATCCTTGAGTGATCGCCGCCAACCGCGCCACGCTTCCCGCTCCACGAGGGCAATCCGCTGAAGCTCCTTGCCGACCCAGGCGTCACGTGACTCAACCGCGAACTCCTGCCACCTGGCATGTACGGCCTTGAGGTCTCGATTGACCGTTGCGACCCCGACGCCAAGCCGCTTCGCGATGGCCTTCTGCGGCATCCCCTTGAGGTGCAGCTCCGCAACCTTCAGGCTCCGTTCCGCCTTCGCTATCCTGCGCTGCGATTCGCTGGCCATTCACCCATTAGCCGAAGATCATTTCCAGGTTGACGATATCGCCGTCGGTGCCGGCCAGGGTCAGGTACCGCTCCGTAGGGCCGACTTCCGGCGCGCCGTCCTCGAACTCCATGGTGAGCCGGCCACCCGCGGGAACCGTGACCCCGTTGTCGTTGCCGAAGAGGTCGTAGCCGCTCGACACGCCCGGGTCAATGGACACGTCGCCCACGTTGTCCGTGTCGTGCGTCAGGCGAAGCACTTGCAGCCTGAGCCCCACGGCCGAGAAGTTGTCTTGTAACCCCTCCAGGTCGTAGAGGTCAATCTCCTCTTCGGCCCCGCCCTCGCTGGAGTCGCCGGAGATCGCAGCCGAGAGGGTGACCTGCATCTGCACGGCACGCGTGGCCGGCGGCGTGGTCGATTGGGTCAGGTTCGTTGTGGCTCGGTCGAACTGCGCGGACACGACCGTACCGTTGACGGCCGGCGCGTCATCGAGCTGTTCGGTCACTTGGAGTGTGTTGCGGATGCGAACGGCAGTAACTTCGGTAACTTTAGTGGTCATGGTCTTATTACCTCAGGAGATTGAAATCGGTCGGTTATAGGCGGCCGTCTAGCAGCGCCCGCTCGGTTGGTCTTGCCTCGATCGTCGCGCGGGCCGCAGTCGCGTGCAGGCGGAACGCCTCCGCGGATGCCGGATCGAGCCAGGGCATCCCCATGGCTTGCTCAATGGCCCCGGTGAGCGATTGCCACAAGGACCATTCGGCATCCGCCAACCCCGACCTGCCTCGCTCGGTCGGTTTCGCCGGCTCCTGCTCTTCCCACGGCATCACGAGCCAGCCGCGATTGCGGTCGGTTGCGGTCTGATCGAACAGGACTCGAATGCCCTTGTCTGGAAATTGCCGCTCGATCGCCTCGCGTTGTTCGTCGCTACGGATCACGTCAACGAGGATAATGCTGGCCTCGGTCGGATCATGCACGTTCTTTGCCGCCGCAAGGAACCCGGCAGCAATCATGCCGCCCGATGGGACGCCGTAGACGGTGTTTTCCGGCCGGTCCACCAGGGACAGCCTGGCACCCACGTCGTTCCAGTCGCAGAGGGTGATCGGCTGATCGTGCTCCGAGTTGTCGATGGTTTTCATGGCTGTCTCCGTGCCGTCGCGCAATCCATGCGGTTTTCGAGTCGCTCGATGCGGCCTTCAGCGGCGTCCATGCGCGCCGTCATGGCGCCGGCCCAGAAGACGGCCCCCGCGGTCTGCATAAGCAGGGCCAGCAGGATGGCCACAATGCCACCCCACAGGTGTTTCAGGATTCCGTTGCGTTCACAGATGCTCATCGCCACCTCCACCAAAAGCGGATTGCCGTAATGGCGTCACCGGCAAGCACCCATGCAAACGAAAGGCCGATGAGCAGCAGGCCGATCCCTCCGGCGCAAATCCCAAGCTCTTGCATCAGCGGCCCTCCAGGAGTCGGTCGAGTCGCTTCTTCAGCCGATTGCGCCGCCGCCACAGGCAACGTACGCGGCAGTTCAGCCAGCGCAGGCGGAGCCGGAGGATTCGGATTCGGAGGCGAGCGAGGAACGTCATGCCGTGGCTCCGCTGGGCTTCTTCACGTCATCGATGACCTCGTCCACCTCGGTCCGCTCCGGCGCGGTAATGCGGCCGTGAACGTAGCTAAATCCCATCTTGACCGCGGCCGCAATGGCGAACTTCAGCAGCACGGCGAAGACGCCCCGCAAGCCGAAGAACCCGGCCAGCAAGGCCGCGATGCCTCCGGCCGCCCACGCGCCGACCTCGGGGCCAGTGATGGACGCCCCGGCGCCCGACCAGTCACCCTGAGTACTCGGCCTCGGCTTTCAAGGCTCGCTTGCGAAGTTCGGCTTCCTCGGGTGGGCCTCGAATCGCATCGGCGAGAGGTTGCAGGTCCAGCGCCTGAGGCGCCACTTGCGGAGCCACGTTCCCTTGCGGCGCCGCCTGTTGCTGTTGCGGCAGGGGTGGCCAGAGGGTTCCTATTGCGCCACCGAGCGGCCCGGCTTGTTGCTGGGGCTGTTGCGGATCCGGGCAGCCTCCAGGTCCACACTGAGCACCTTGGCGAAAGCCATCCTCGTACTGCCGACGCTGGACGCCCGGCAAGGGCAACTGGAAGCGGAACGGCTGCGACTGCACGGGCATTGCCGGACGCCACGGCACCGCAACGGCCGTGGCAATCTCTCGCTGTGCCGACGTGCCCCACAGCCGATACACGGCCTGCACGGGCGTGGCGATCCCGTAGCCTCCGTTGGCGTCCGATCTGGCCCGCACAACGCCCACGATCCGGCCGGAGCCGTCGACCATGGCGGACCCGCTGCGCCCGTCTGCCGGCGGGGGCAGGAACGTCAGCCCCATCTGGTCGTAGCCCCTCGCGTGCCCCTCGACGCCGGTGGGCCACGTGCCGTTGGCGGAGCCGATCGTATGCACGGTGGAGCCGGCTGACACAAGGTGCTCAGGCGAGGCAAGCGGGACCACGGGCGGAGCCACGCCGCCAAGAGATGCCTCCGGCACGGAGATAACCGCAACGTCGTTTTCAGCGTCTCGGTAGACCACCGTTCCCTGCACCGCTCCGCTTTGATGGCCCCGGTAGAACCACTCGACCGCAATCGTCTGGCCCGTGGCCACGTGGGCGCAGGTGATGAGGAAGACATGCCCCTGCGACCGCTCAAACGCGGTGCCCGTGCCTGTTCCGCCATCGGCCGCGCGGAGTCGCGCGGTTGCCGAGTGCAACGCCTCCAGATCGACGGCCAGCGCGGGGCGGCACGCGCCAAGAAGGCACGCGAAGAGAACGCAGAACCCGATCCGTGGCGCCATGGTAAGCCTCCTTGCTTGCGTGGGAAAAGCCCGGCGCGCCTCGCTTCCGTGCTTGGCGCGCCGGACCCGTCATGGAAGACGCAGGTGCAAGTCAAACACTTTTCCGGAACCGCCGCAAGAGCAGTTTTTCGGACGGCTCGGAATCCGTGTTGGGCAGGGGCCGCTCGAGGGACGCCAGCGCGTCCTTCAGTTCGCGCTTTTCCAGCGGGCCGGAAGAGAGAATTACGGCCGTGTATCGCAGGTAATCGCCAGACACGCCAGCCAGGTCGAGGGCCTCGACAACGACATACACCCCGCACGATCGGCGGACACGTTCGCGCTCCGCCGCCGCGCGAGCGACCAGTTCCTCAGGCAGGGGGGCACCGTCGCAGATCGCGCAACGCCGCTCCAGTTCGCGCCGCAGTTCGCCGATGGACATCGACGCGAGGTCCGGGCCCTTGCTCCGCCGGGTGCGCTTCACCGGCTTGGCCTTCGCTTTTTTTGTTGCTTTCTGCATTCCATTGCCATGGGGTTCCGGTCACAACAGTTCCGGCTGCCACTCGCGAACAGCCTGGGTAACGGTGACCTCCACGCGCCCGGGCGGGGCCGGGTCGCGTTTGACGACGTGCAAATCCACGATCTGCGAATCGTTCTCGAACACGCCGGCGTGCTCCATCGAGTCTAGCAGCGCCTTCAGCACGTTGTCGAGGTCGCGCTTCCGGCGGTCCGGCGGGAACACCTCGACGGCCAGCGTGATCGGCCCGAGGATCATATCCCAATCGTGGAGCCTGCGAATCACGTCCTGCCGAAACGCCCGTCCGTCCGGCGTGATGTAGTGCTGGATGAACTTCCCCGTCCAGCGTGACTTCCAGTAGTTGTTTACCGAAGGCGGATAGGGCAGGGTGATTTTCATGGGGCCTCCTCAAACAGTCCCGTTTGCTCCACCTCCACCTGCACGGCTCACCGTGGCGGTCGGGAAGGTAGCGGCGGCCGATCCATGTGTGGGTGTGGGTCATGCGAACAGGGCGAATGCGTCGTGATTAAGTCCCTCGTGATGCT